TTGCATTAAGTGTTGAAGATAATTCTATTTGTTCTATTGATCTAGCACCAACAGGAGTTTTAACACCTTGAAATCTCACATAATTTAATTCTCCTCCTTGAGCTTCTGTAGAATAGTCAGGAAAACTTACTGTCATTTTTTTAGTTCCGTTTGTTATAGAAAAAGGATCATTAGGTAAAAAATCTGCTGTTGGAAATTCTGTTCTATCTGGTCTAACATTTAATAATGCAACTCCATCACCACCAATTGATTTTGGTTCAAGTTGTGGTTGTTTAGGTTCAAATTCAGAAACATGTACAAAAGAACCGTTCCATTCTTTAACCATTTCTCTATATGGAAACTCCATACCTGATCTATCTGAAATAGCTTTTGAATGTTTTCCTATTGCGTACTTAGACATTATGTTCCTGGATAATAAGCTTTAGGTGTAATAAATGTACTGGAAGCTGACCCATCCTCCGCTAGTGCTCTTGCTAATTCGTCTTCATAATATAGTTTCATAGATTGAATCATTTCTGGTCTGTATTTTTGAGCCAAGTAAAAAGCTAAACCCGATACCATACAAGGTATAAATCTAAATGGAACGTCAGATGCATTAGTGTAATCGCCTACATCTTGTATTCTTTTAATAAAAAAGAAATGAACATCTTTTGATGCGTTGGTAGAATCTGGTGTTGGATAAATATGTATTGTTACTTTATCAATAAATCTTTCTACCCAATATTGATTAGGTGTTCCTTGAGAAAGTTTATTAGCAAACCCTGCATAAGTAGATCTATCTACTTTTGTCATTGGTGAATCAGATTGATTTGTAGCCGTTCTATTAGTTCTTAATTGTGCTTCAAGAACATCGGACATGCCGTATATGCCGTTTGTTGGCGCTGTAGTTGCACTTGTGCCGTCACCACTTACTCTAAAAAAATCATAGTCTGATTGACCTTGAATTAGATCAAGATTAGTGTCAGCTATTTCCCAGTAGTGAATACCTCTATTACCCCATTCTTGAAATAATATATTAAGAGATCTTCTGGCTGATTTTAATTGATAACCAGCTACGTTCTGTAGTCCAATACGTTCAAAAGATTCTTCTACTATCTCATCAATAGCAAAATGCTTGTCGAACTTAGCTGTTCCAGAAGTAGTATTAGCCATTTAAATTCCTTAGCCCGTATATCCAAGTGTAACAGAACCTGTACCAGATATAGTTGCATGAATTGAAGTTTCGAATCTAATACCATTTCCTGGAACATAAATATCTAAACCTTCTGTTCCAAAGTGAGCTAGAAAAAGTATAGTTCCAGAATCATCTGCACTATCTCTAAGTGTAAGTTGTCCACTAGCATGTCCCTTTGCTTGAATATAAGTTATTCTTGAAGGGCCTACATTAGTAGAACCACCAGCAATAGTTTTAACTTGGCCAGTAGATGTTATCCTTGTAAATCGTTGATCTGACGACATATTTTATCTCCTTAAATTTTAAGTATGGGGCCGAAGCCCCACACTAATTACTTATTACGCGTCTGCGTATGGTGTTACTATTGTACCTGATCCAAGCAATAAAGAATTGTGAACCATATACGTAGCTGTATCAATCGCTGTGAAAGACACGACGCTACCAACGATTCCACCTTTTGTAGAACCATTCATAGTTATAACATCATTTGTTGCACCTGGTATGAAAGCTTTTTTAGAGCCATCATCTACAGCTATCATGATACCGCCTTTAAATTTGTCAGTACCATCTGTTAAGATGTCCATATCAGTTGCAGCTGTTTCCACAAAAAAGTGAAAAGTTGCACCAATGTTGTTTAAGTTATTGAAGTCGGTATCACCTGCAGTAGCACCGTTACTATTTACATTGATACTTGGTAAAGTAAATTTACCGTCAGCATCATTTGTAAGTAAGATCTTACCTGCGTGTGAAGCAACATTCAAAGTTGTGTCAGCTGTTAAGCTAACTGTCATGCCAGGTCCCGTATTTTGAAATCCATTTTTGGAAATCACCGGTCCTGAAAACGTTGTTTTTGCCATATTTATATCCTCCTAGTTTATACGATCATAGTCTCTAGGCCGTCGACTATACGCGTCTATGATCTTTATTTTGTATAGTGGGTAATTTATAGCTTAGTTTTATATGAAGTGCAAGAGAGCCTTATAGGAAAGTACGATTTCAGCGATGTAGCTTGGACTAAGTAGCTACTGAAACTTCGGGTGCTGCGTCTTCAATTTTATTAACAAGATTAGCTACTTTAGCTTCTTCCTGCTTGATCTGGTTGACAACTTCTCTAATTTTATTGTCAATTTTGACCATATCCAAAGTATATCTTTGGTTATCACGCTGCTGCACCGCCCATTCTGTCTCGAGACCCCTCTTTGTTTTGTAAAGGTCTCTTACTTGAGTCTGCATCTATGATCTCCTCGTAAGTTAGCCATAGTTTTCGATGGTTAATAAATCCATCTTTTTCCCATACAATATCATTTTTTCCTAGTCTGTCAACTAGTGAATTATTGAAAGCTTCAGAGCTGTCTTCTGATGCAAGTTTGAAGTCAGCATAATAGCCATATGCTCTTATTTGTATGCGAAATGTTTTCATGAATATTATCTTTCTACCATAAAAAAAGGGGGCCCGAAAGCCCCCTTTTTAATTAGTTATTACGCACCCGGTGACGCGAAAATACCTCTAGGGTCTGATACTCCAAATGAGTATCTTTCTCTAGCTTTGTATCTTACGTTGCCAGTGTCGAAATCACCTTCCATTGCAGTGTTTAATGGAGCTCTATTGAACATTTTCATGCCATTTGGCACGTCTGTCAAGATATAGAACGCATCGTCATCTGTTAGGTAATTGTTCACTCTATAACCTTGAGGAACCATACCCATTGATACGATTGCATTGATATCATTGTCAGCTGTTCCAGTTCTACCTTGAGATTTCATCAATCTCTCAGCTGTAAACTGAAGCTTCGAAGGAATAATCATTTTTACTCCTCTTGCTGCAACTCTTAGACCTCTTTCATCAGTCATAGCCGCGATGTCAATCATCGACTGTTCTAATGAAGTTTCGTTAAGATCTGCCGCAGTGCCTAACGTGTTTGAAAACGTTCCTGCTACTGTCGGGTGAGAATCACTAAATAAAGCAACTCCATCTCCAGTTTGGAAAGTTCCAAAACCGTTGATTAAAGGTTCTACTGCTTTTACTTGTTTAGCGTTACTCATAGATCTTGCTAAAGCTTTTGTGTATCTAGAAGCTAGTCTATCGTAGAGATTATCTTCGATAGCTTCTTCCGTGATAGCAAATGCTAGAGCTACGGTCTCGTGAGTGTATCTCGCTGTAAAAGTTTCTTGTGCTTCGTCAAAAGAGACTCCGCTACCTTCTGCTTTTACTTGAGCGTTTGCGAAACCAGATAACATTACTTCTTCTTCAAAAGCTCTGTCACTGTTTTCCGCGGTATAAATTTCAGCATGCTGATTTTCATACCTTTTATATTCCAGGCCGAATAGTGCATTCAATCCTGGCTCTAGTTCTTTTACTAGTTGTGATCTTGATATTGCCATAATTTATCTCCTATTCAGATTAGTTTTGTAGTTCAATCAAGTTTGGAACAACCACTACAGATGCAAAACCAGCAGTAATATCCTCGTTCTCAGGATCTTCTGCAGTTCTTAACAGTCTGAATGTGGCAGCATCCGCGCTTGTATCACCGATATCTAGTGTAGATGAAGACTTACCAGTGATATCGCTACCAGCTGATGCGTTCATGTCGTACGTTTCTAGAAAACCGGCTTGAGCTACCGCAGCATCAGTTGATACTACGTATTGCTGTGTTGGGCCATCGTATACAAAAGCGTCTATATCTTCTGAGTTCGCTGGTGTTACTTGAGTGTAGAAATTCGCGAACGTCGGCTTCAAAGTTGTAGCCGCGTTGTAGAAGATTCCATTCAATGTACCAATAATTGCAGTGTCAGTTCCCTGACCATCAACAATATAACCAGCAGCAGAAGCTACAGCACCACCATTGTAGAGCGTAGTAGCATAACCAGCATCGATTTTGTACTTACCTAAGCCTTGTGTAGCCGGAGTTTGTCCGAGCATACCCGCAGCAATAAGTCCAAAACCTTGTTTGTTTTTGTTTGCCATGTTGTTTCTCCTTGTGTCCATGTTGCCATAGACTGATTAACGTTAATTCAGTGATAGGGATTAACCCACGAAATAATTTTATTTCTTTGTACCACCGAAGGTTACACGAGATTGTCTATCAACGTTGATAGGCATTCTACTATCCTGCTCCTTCATAAGATCGTTTGCTACTGCTTCGCTTCTGTCTTTATGACGATTAGTCATATAGTCTTGACGTTGCTGCGCGATCTCGATCGGTACCTTCGCAAGTAGAAGGCCACCAACCCCAATCACTCCCTTGTATTTCCCGTCTTCGAGAATTGGATAGTCACCTGCATTTTCAACTTCCTCGGCACGAACTAATTCATAACCTTCTCTTAATCGTCCAGTTACGTTTTTCGTATCTTGAAAGCCTCCTACTTCGGCTCTTATCCATCTGTACCTGAATCCATCAGGCGCAGGGGGTGCATCTAGAGATGATGGTGGAACCCACACTTTTGGTCTTTCAGACTTTGACCGTGTTTGGCTCGCACGAGATGTATTTTTTTCTTTTTCCATTTTACGCTCCTCCCGTGTTTTTTAATTGTTTTGCGTACTCTTCGAGTGGCACACCTAATTTTTTAGCGATTGCTACCTGTGATGATGTGAGTTTCACAGTTTTGCGACCAGGCCTTACACTTCTTCTTGCTGAAGCCACCGTCTGAACGGGGTCGGTCGTGTTTCTAATATCAGTTGTAGCAAATTTATGCGGAAAGTCAACACGGATTCTTTTATCCACTTCAACATAATATTCATTAGAATTAGGGTCGAAACCTTCTTTTTCAACTAAATCCTTATGAATTTCGAACGCTGTATATGTCATGGCTCTATCTTGTCCAAACCATGAATTTTTTGAAGCCCAAGATTCAGCTCTAGGATCGCTTGGTTCTTGCATTTGAGTTCTAGGTTGTTCTGGAGCTCTAACATCTGCAGGTCTAGATACTTTTTCTTCTCTTACAGATTTACTTTGCTCTAACTTAGCGTTTTCAAAAGCAAGTGTAGCAATTCTTTTGTTTGCTTGTACTTGTGCCTCAGCATCACCAGCAGATATAGCTGCAGCAAGTTCTTTTTGAGCTGCTTCTAAACCAGTGTTGATACTTGTTTCGAACTTTTTAATATAGTCAGCATCAGTTTTTTCAAACCTTGTTTCCAAAGCCTGTCTTCTTTGTTCAACTGATTTTGCATATTCAGTAGCTGCATCTCTTTGCCTTTCAGCTTCACGCATTTTACGTGTAAGTTTTGCAATTCTACCTTGAACACCTTTACTATATTCTTCAAGTTGTTCGTCATCTTTTTTTGGTTCTTCTTTTACTTCTTCTTGTTTCGTTTCTACTGGTTCTTCACTAACGTCTTCTTTTTTAGGCGCTTCGGTTTCTACAACCGATTCGTCTTTTTGTTCCTCTAGATTAACCACAGCACCTTCGCCGGATGTATCTAGATCAACCATTTTTTCTTCAGTTGGCATAGTTTCCTCCTATGTTTTTAATATTCATGCAAGATATCCTCTGGATTCTCGATGGTTGCTAAAACTTCGTCGTCGTTTAGCAGACGTATCTCTCCTCCCTCAATTTTTATTCTTGATCCAGCATAACGGGCAAACATTACCCACTGTTGTTCTTTGCACCAAGGACCTTCAGGAAATTTTTCCTTATCCTTGTAACAATCTGGACCCATTCTTAAAACTAAACCACATTGCGACGCAACTTGTTGTCTCTCTAAGGCTGCCTCGGCAAGTATTAACCCACCTTTAGTTTTCTCTTTCATTTTGAAAGGCAAAACTAACATCCTCCAACCAGTTGGCTGTGGTAGTTTATTTGAATCTTCTGCTGTAAAATCTTTTTCTTTTGTTTCTGTGACTCCTACCAATTTTTTATTCGGTAGTTTTATCTTTGATGTCGATGATTGTTCCATGTTGCTCCTTATCATTTAG